TAAGTTAGCAGCAGCGTCAACAACATCGTCCTCGCCAACCCAATCAGTCGGCTCACGATAACCACGAACTTTCAAAGACCGAACATTGTTCGGCTTTGGAAACAAATGAATCTGACCTTCCCAAATAGCATAAAACAGTGGGTCACCACTAGTGTCATATGACCCAACATAAGTTGTTTCAGCCATATCGTAAGGAACCATATCCAAACTCAAACCAATACCTGTTTCGTCAACAATAGAAACAATCTGGCTAATAGGGTCAGCAGTAAAGTTAGCAATACTATATGCCCGTTGCTCAGCAACGGTATTAAAAGTAAACGACTTCTCCAACCAAGCCCAACGCTTCTCCAAGTCAAGAATACGATAATACCCGTCACGCAAATACAGGTTTAACAACGAATCTGGCAGGTCCTCGGCATCCAAATCGGTAATGTCACGAACCGTAGCACGCAAATCCGATGCCGTCATAGTTTGATATGCCATACTACTCTCCAGACTCTATAAATTCAGCAACCTGCCCTAAACTCTTAGCCTGCTTCAAATGCCCAGCACACAGTTCCTGTCCCCGCACCTTATTGGCTCCACAGGTGTCATCGTTTCCAGAACACTTATCGCCACGCCCCACATAAGGGGCGCTGGCTGTTGCTATACGGGCATCAGCATTATGGGTAAGCCTTTGGTCGTACGCAGGACGACCATACAGGGAATGAGCGGGAACAGAGTTATTTGCCATCATAATACGGTATTTGTTCCCTTACGGGAGCAAATCCGTAATAGGCGTATTAAGGAAGTCCCAACCCTTAGAAACTGGACTGCCAATATACTTCTGTAGCATTTTACGGGTCCTAGGGTCAATAGACCCAGCGCCATACACTCCAGCGCCCTGAAGTACCTTAGGTATAGTACCCTTAGGTAGTCTGTTAACCAACCCAGCAGCCTGCATGGTACCCCAAAAGTTTAACGGCAAAGCAGCAATATCGGCAATAGAACCCTTGCCCTCCATAGTTCTTGCCCCACCACCAAAACCAAGCAACTCACCCAATTGTGTTTTAGCCGCTGCACCCAAAGTTTTACCACCAGCAGCAATAGTGTTCATAACAGGTGCTAACGATGCAGATAACGGGTCACGCCCACCATAAGATGGTTTGCGTGCATCCGCTACAGCCTGACCCTGTTCAGGTGTACCAACAATCAACTTCTCCAGAATAGCACGCCTGTCCTTTGGTGGAACACCCTTAGAACCAACATTCTCTAAACCTTTAGCATATTCCAGCACGGTTCCAAAACCGCCCTCAACATTACCCAATCTTGCTGGACCCAATGTTTGGAGTACACTCATAGGGTCAACACCTGTAGGTGTTCCAGCGGAAGGTGAGGGAGGCGGGACCTCCCGCTGGAACGGAACAGTTCTCTTAGATGCAGCAGGTTTCTTAAAGCGTGGCATTACTTTTTAACAAGGACAAGTTTGCCGCTTGCGTCACGAACCCACTTACGACCTTTAAGTTCAGACTTGGGTACATCAGCAGAAACATAATCTACGGTGCCACCCTCACCAGGTTTTGTGGTATAACCTTTACCGTATTTCCTTTCAAGTTGAGCAACCTGCTGCGCTTCTCTTTGTGCTATAGAAGCCTTTGCTGTTTTAGCGGCTTCATCAAGACGGGCAATGTCTGCAGGAGTTAAAGCATCACCAGTTATTTTTGGTACATCCTTAAGAAGTTCCAAATAACGGTCCTTAGTAATAACACCCCGTTCGTAATTTTTTGTAATTATTTTCAAGGCTTCTTTGGCGGCAGGACTGGTTGCACTTTCCGCTGACTCTTTTGCTGCACGAATAAGACCTTCTTCTTGTGCAGCCCGCAATTTAGCAGAACTTTCGGTAATTTCAGATTGTTTTATAGCAGCATCGTTAAGTTTCTCGTTAACAGTTTTAGCAGGCTTAGCAGGTGTACCATCACCAACCTCCTGAACATCCTTAGCCTTAAACTCTTTTTCCTTAGTAATACGCAAGTTGCGTTCAGCACGAGTCTCGTACTTGGGAACAGTAATCTTCTTACCGTCAATAATCAGTTCTTCGGTAATCTGCTTGCCTTCGTCATCTAAAATGGGCAACAAATTCTCGTCCTTAGCCATACGAGTTAACTTAGACAAAAACGACTCAGAAGCACCAGACTTTTCAGCCTTAGCAGCCTGAGTAACCAAAGCAGTCTTAACACCAGACATACGGGCTTCATCGGGGGTAAGTTCTTTCAGGTTCTTAATACGGGTTTCGGTAGCCTTCTTAGAACCCTCAGCAGCCTTAGTCATCTGCTCCATAACTTCTTTAGTCTTAGTGGAAATCAATTCCTTAACTTGGTCCCTAGATAAAGGCGAACCAGCGTCCTTAGCCTCAGACACAGCCTTATAAACTTCGGACTCAACACGCTTCAAAATAGCGTTCTCATTAACATCAAAACCAGCACCATACATTTTATTGATTTGAGTAGAAAGACCAGCCTGACCAAACTGGTTCTTCATAGACTCACTCATGGTTTTGTCAATAATGTCTTCGGTTTCCTTAACATTAGCAAGTTTTTTGTCAGCACGACTTAACTTTTGACCAGCCGATGCAGCAGCCTTATCCGTAACATTCTTAGACGCATTATAAGCAGCCCTTTCAGCCTTAGACATCTTAGCCAACTCAGCAGCACTAACCTCACCTGTCCTTGCTGAAGAAGGCTTAGGTGCAGGGGTTTCAACATCCTTGACAATTTTGCCAATAATGTCTTCAATTTCATCGGCTGCTCTACCAGCAGCCTTCAAGGTTGCACGAAGAACATCATCCCACTGAGCCATTATCCGCCTTCTTTCCTTTTCTTATTTTTAAAGAATTCTGCTTGTTTGGCAGCCGCTTCACGGCGTGCCTCGGGAGTTCTAGTGGCTGCATGAGCAGCCTTGTTTGCTTCTTTTTTAGCATCAGATTTAGCACGACCAGCAGCATGTCGTTCTGCGTTTTCAAAATCGTTCAACCTGCTATTACGAATATACCTTACTTTGTCATCTGGTAATGCGGCGAATTCTTCCGCCGACATAATATCAGAAAACTTTTCTGTAGTTTTGGCGTGGACAGCATCTTCAAACTTGGGGCGAACAAACTTAGTGGTTTTGGAAGCAGCCTTAAGTTTTTCCGCTGCTGGCAAAGGTTTACCCTCTGGAACCAAATCTGGTTTTACACGAGGAGTTTTTGGTGGTTTTGCTGGAATAACTTCATCAGCAACTTTTGCTACCTCATCACTACCCGAACCAAACATTTTGGCTATAGTTGAGGCAATCTGGTCACCATCTAATCCCGCATTAACCAGCGCTTTAATAACATCTTCAATAGGTGGTTTCACCTTAACTCCGTATCAACTTTAAATAGAAATATGGCGGAGGGAATTTCTGTTCCCCCCGCCATATTATTTTACTGACCTGACTGCAACTAGGCGGTCTTAGCGGTCAACTTGCCTTGCTTCTTGCGGTTGCGGCAGGTGAGGTTACCGTAGCACATGATGAGTGCGTAACGAGCGTCCAAGTTTTCTGGACGAACGAACTCAGTCTGCTGGAACCATTTGCCTGAGTGACCTACAAGTGACAGGTACTTAGAGTTGATGAAGAACATCGTGCCTGCAGGAGCAGCAGTGTCGTAAACAACTGGAGCAGCCTTGAACAACAGGTTCTGGAAACCAGCATCTGCCGTCTTGGTGTCAGTGTAACGCAACTGTGGTTGCAACAATGATTCATACTTCTCAAACAAGGTACGGGTTGTCAAAATCATGTCTGGGTGGTCATTACCAACCGACACGGTGTTGTAAGCCGTTGCCATTTGTGCGAGGGTCAACGCTGTTGAGGTGTTTTCCTCGTACGAACGCCAGTACTCGTTGCCTGCGGTTGCGGAGTTGATTCCACCAACAGAGTTACCTGTTTCAACAATGTTGCCAAGACCGTTCCAGTCCTTGCCACTGTTGCCAGTTCCGTCTGCGAAGAACATCGTGTTGAAACCTTCACGCATTGACTCTTCAGCCTGCATGATTTTTGCTTCCAACAAGTTGATGATTTCTTGTTCACCGTTGTTCTTGGCTTCTTCAATACCGCTGATTGCGATAGATGCAGCGTACTGCTTCCATTCGTATTCGGCAGCGGTGATTCCGCTTTGTGCTGCCAGTGAAATGGTATCGTAACCTGAGTACGATGCCACAGTGGTGTTCTGACCGTAGATAAGTGGCTCTACAATCTTGGTACCACCGTTAATCATACGAATACGACCCTTTGACATAAGGTGGTTCGTAAGAACACGGTCACTGAACACATTGTCCGTGAGTTGGTCACGGTAATTTGCGAGCGTTGTTGATAACAACGCATCAAAGTTTGGGTTTGACATTATTTTCCTTTTAGAAAACTAGGGGGTTTATTTTTAGTTTGCACCCATTTGACGCTTAGCGGCAGCCCAAGCCTCAGCAATTGAAGTAATTGGTTCAAACGAATCACTAGTCGTACTGGCGGTAGCAGAACTGCCGCCATTAATTACGCTGGCAATACGCTTGGACTCCAACACAGATTCTTCAATCTGTTGCTGTCTTTCTTGTCCAAGTTTAGCCATCCGTGCTTCGTTAACCATTTTATCAAATGCCAACTGCTTATAGATGCCTTCTAAATCTGTTGTGTCTCGCTGTAAAGCGACCTGCACAACTTCCTTAACATCAAAGTCAGGATACCTGTCTTGCAAACCAGCAATTTCTTTTTCAATCTGTTGCTGACTTTTTTCTTCCTCAAACTGTGCTATGCGCCTATCCAGTTCCCTGTACTTCTTTTCCACAGGGTCAAGATACTCGTCCTCTTGTTCCATCATTTCGGCAGCAGCCTTTTGGCTGATGCCATAATGTTGACTCAAAAGTTCCAGCGTTGATGCAGGGTCAGAATCCAAAGCCGCTTGAAGCGCAGTAGCAAATTGAAATTCTTCTTTCTGCTGACTGAGTTCTTGCGTCTTACGGGTATAGTCTGCTTGACGCTGGTAACCAGCGATAGCCTCAGATAAAGGAACTTGCAATTCCTCACCATCAAGTTTGACTGGTACTTTATAACCAGCGTACTCGTCAATTGACAAGATGGGTGTATCGGGTGCTTCTGTATGACCGTTATCGTACTCGGTTGACCCAACTTCTACTGCGGGTTCCATTCCATCAAACGATGTGAGTTCGTCACTCATTATGTATTTTTTCTCCTAGAGTCCTATAATGGTTGCTCTATATATAAACTGGGCGTTCCCTACGCTGTAGGAGGTGCCATCTGTCCTTGCTGTAGCATTTGTGCAATTTCGGGTGGCAAACCGCTCTGAGGGCTTCCAGACGGCGCTGGAGCGCCTTCTGGTGGCATACCCGCTGGCATACCGCCTTCGGGTCCAGCAGGGACAGGAGGGGGTGCTTGCTGAATGAACTCATCAGGGTTTTTAACACCGAAACCAAACTGCAACACATAGGCTGCAAGTTTCTGCATGTTAACAATACCAGCACCAGCAAACGGTGCCATAGCGTCAACCATCTGCAAAGCCATCTGTCGCTTAAACGACTCGTTGTGCGGCTGGGTGGAACCCGCCGCAACCTCAAAGTCAAAGTCACCAGCCAAATATTCACGGTCAAATGTAACCCACATAGGTTCACCGTCTTTACCAGTTACACGAGCAACCTGTTCACCAGTCATAAACTGTTGTGCCAACTGCATCATGCGGCGACCAACCTCAGCGATGGCTTGTTCAACGACAGCCAACTTGTCTGATGTTCGTGCGTTAGCAGCATCTTGCAACAGCGAGGATTCTGTCGCTGTGCGACGAATTTCCGATACCGCACCACGCTGAAACTCTGACACGCCAGAGATACGGTCAATGTCACCGATAATCATGTTAGACTGGTTGTAGAACTCTGGTGGGTTAATAACCGCTGGGAAGGCTGTTACAACCCCACCCAATGCTTCGTCCGAAACCACAGGAACCATAACATTATCTTCATCTGATTCCAATGCCGAACGACCCAACTGGTCAAA